ACAGAATACATTAAAAAATAGGTTTTAAATATGATTATAAATATAAAACTCTTTTTTAACAAGGTTGTGGAAAAGTGTATTATTTGTGTGGATAAACCCTTATATTAGTTGTTTATCTGTGGAAAACTATGAGTATAGTATCTTCCAAGTATCTTCTAAGTATCTTCTAAGTATCTCTTAAACCTTAGATCTAATATCTTTAAGTATCTCATAAACCTCACATCTTATGCAAGTTTAGCGAGCGTATCATGGAGAGCGCGGTTTGTCAACCCACGGGACGCGAAATTTTTCTCGACGAGACATAAATTGTAACATAAAGACATCTTATAGTATAAATATATTGATTATAAATCTCGTCTAGATCTTACATTTGACATAGAACGAGATTACATGATATAATCATACAATAGATATCTCGACGAGAACCATGAACGACTACGAGACATTCTACATATGGGACTACGAGACATCATGTCATGATACTCGCGACGAGATGTATATGCTCGACGAGATGCATCATGATACACAATACACATATGATCTAGATGATGAATATGCACGAGATAGCACAGACTATCAGGCACTTGCATATAGACATTACGCATGATATAATACGTAAACATCACACGAGATACACATGTACGCACAGAAACGAATTGTGAGTGTTACATTAGACATTGAGTGTTATGAAGATCTAGATGTAGAGAATATCGATTGGACTGATATTCTAGGTCTAGAAGGTGATGAACATATTGACATTAGTATAAAAGAAACAGTTAACAACTACTAGTGTGTCAGTTTGTAGATTGGCACACTTAAAACTAGTGTCTTGTGCCAATCGAACTAGTGTCACACGAGGCGGCCACAGACCTGAAAATCGTGTATTGTAGTTAAGTCATCAGAAATTCACCAAATGCAAGGTTACAACGGTTGGGCAAATTGGGAGACCTGGAATGTTGCTCTCTGGATCGGAAATGATCCTGGTTTGTATGAACTGGCATGTGAAACTGCAAGGGATGGTGGAACTTATGGTCACCTGGTAAGTATGATTCTCGATTGTGGAAGTAAAGAAACACCAGACGGATGTAAGTGGGACGATGTAAAGATAGACGGAATCGAGGTTAATAACATGATGAAAGAACTTATAGACTAAGTAACACTCAGGTCAGCTGACCGTGGACAGTCGGACTAGTGTCACAAGGTTTCGGCACAGACCTCAAAACCGTGTATTGTAGTTTCAAGTCAAACAATTTTCATCAAAATGGATTACGACACTTTCGACACTGACATTTTCTCTGAGATTAATGACATGCCAGGAGAGATTTATGATGTGATTGAATACAAGGAAGAATATGAAGATGATAAGAAGTTTGATGTGGAAGAATATATTGAAGGAAATACAGACTACTAAGTAACACTCACTCATTCACCCTATCTAACACTACCATGACCGAACTTGAAATGCAAGCAATTGAAGTCCTTGAAATCGTTGAGGATTCAGTAGAATACATTTGTGCCGAAAATGTTATCAGTGGAGAAAAGGTCTGGACTATGATAGCAGCACTTGCAGATGCCAAACTTGCACAATTCCCTGATAATTGAGAGACTAAGTAACACTCACCTCACTTCATTCAAATCATGAACTACACTCTCAAGCAACTTCAAGACCGTGTTAATAGTATGATCAAAGAACAGGGAGAAGATGCAGAATGTGCCGCATGGATTTATACCAAGGAAGATATTCATATGAAGGATGAAAATGGTGAGGTTGATTATGATATTGAGGTAAATGATCCTACACTTGTTGCACGTATCTTTGATGATGTTGGGCAGATAGATTACATCTACACCATGATTCAAGACTGTGTGGATGAGGTTACAGAGGAGCAACTAATGTTACAACAGCAGGAATTAGTGGAGACTAAGTAACACTCAGGTCAGCTGCCCGTGGACGGTTGAGTTAGTGTCACACGATTTTGGCACAGACCTCAAAACCGTGTATTGTAGAAGGGTGAAAAAAATCAACCAAATGCAAACCTACACCGACCCTTGCACCTATGCCATGCAAAGTGACATGCGCCAACTGAAAGAGATGATCGCATCAGACCTTGCAAACTACATGTTGGAGATGATGCCTCCCCTTGATATGTGTGTCGATTGGGTATGTGATCGTTTTGCATTGGATGCAACCGACGAACTGATAGATTTCGTTGCTGATTGTCATGATGAGTTCTTCGGTAACTGATTCAAACCTATGAAATTCACCATCGTTAAGTTCAAAGGTCGTTGGGTCAAAGTATCCAACAAACTATCACCTCCGACTGAATGGGTTACAGTCATCAACAAAGCAAACCTTAAGTAACACAAACTCATGCGTATCTGTCTTTCTGCCATTGTTATTTTGTTGGGTGCTAATCTTCTCATCGATCTGCTGGATTCTGATATGGTACAAATTATGCAAGAACGTAACGAAACAATCCAGCGCAGCATAGACCGCATGTGACAGTCGGACTAGTGCCACACGATTTTGGCACGACCCTCAAAACCGTGTATTGTATAGAAGTGGAGGGGACAACGCCCGCCACACGCTCTAAACCTCTTCTCTTCTCATGCGTAAAATCGAAACCCAGATGAACGTCGCAGTCCAGGCGAACCAGAACTGGACCTCCGGCAACACCAGCGTTTTGACAGAGGACGGCATCTCCAAAGTCTATCTCCATGGCAACCTGATCGCTGAGGTTGATGAAGATTCAATGAAACTCTACGACGGCGGTTTCCAGTCCAATACCACCAAATCTCGTCTCAACGCTCTCTGTGATGCGTTCGGTTATTCTGGCGAAGGCGTATTCCAGAAGAACTGGACCTGGTTCGTCCGTCTCTGGACTGGCACCGAATTCCATACCACTGAGTTCCGGAACGGTATGCGCCTCGCCTGATACAAATCTCCCTCTAATCCTTCAAAATCCTAATTCACAACATGACAAAAAACCTTCACATCGAACATCCCGAAGACACAATCCTTACCGGAGATACTTCGTTTTTGGTATCTCTCAAACTGAAGGGTGATTTATCAGTGAAGATTGATGGTGCTCCGGCAATCGTTTGGGGGACCAATCCTGCATCGGGTGAGTTCTTCGTTGGGACCAAATCCGTATTCAACAAAGTAAAGATCAAAATCAACGAATCGCATCAGGACATCGATGCAAACCACACGGGAGAGGTTGCAACAATTCTGCATAAGTGCTTCGACTATCTACCACGGGTCGGGGGTATTATTCAGGGGGACTTCATCGGATTCGGTGGGTCTGATGAATACACACCGAACACAATCACGTATCAATTCGATGATACCGTAGAAGAGGAAATCATCGTGGCACCTCATACGCTCTACACGGCAGAATCCGACCTACGTGATGCCGTGGCAGAACCGCTAAGGTTTATGATTACCGATACAGTTTATTGTAAGTTCGTGTTCCCTAAGGCATATATCTGGAGCGGGTATTATGATGACGGATTGGATCAGTTTGAGATGCCTCCCGTCATAGACTTGATTCGTCAGGTGTATGATAAGACAACATTCGTAAGTGATAGAGACGCCGCACAGATTAAGCAAAATGTGAATAAGTCAATTCGCGAAGGTTATCCTATGACGAATGAGGACTTCATGGGCAATGAGTCACTTATGCACCTCTACGGGTTGATGATAGTTTTGAAAGAAGAGTTGATGAATCAGTGCCGCAATGTAGGTCCTGAGGCATACCTCGGTCAGGATAGAATCGATGGTGAGGGTTATGTTTATTCCACTGAGTTAGGTACATATAAGTTGGTTAATCGTCAGCAGTTTTCTGTTGCTAACTTCAACAACACTAAGTTCACAACAGTCTCATAATCAGTCGTTCGTGAATACAGCAGTCCCCCCGTTTAAGGGGGGGCGTTTATAAAAACCCATGACTCCCCTAACCTACAAAGGTTTCCAAGAGCGCGATAAAATTCCAAGGCACATAAAATTTTTTTTCGCTATATAAAATCAAGTGTAAGGTTCGCGTATATGCAAAA